TTAAAGTTATTATCTTACGGTAGACCTCATATTATTATTGAAGACTACAATGGTAAATTCAGAATGGCAGGAGCACAAAACGGAGTAGAGGTATCTGTGAATACATCTACTGGTGGTGCAATGGGAGATTTATATGGTTATACAATTTCTTTCGAGGGAAAAGAAGTTCTTCCATCTTTATTTATACTAAGTACTTTAGTAGCAGCAGGTAGTTCGTCAGGATTTGACGTACAGACTTCTAATATGAGTAACGAATAATACTTCCTTTATTATTATTCAATTAAAAGGGTAGATTTCGGTCTGCCCTTTTTTATTATAAAACAAAAAATAGTTTTTACGTTATCATATTATGATAGTTATTAATGCAGCAGAGACACAGACATTTAACATAATACCTAGAGATGGTGTTGTAGAATATACTACTCACGATGACGGAACTGTCACTCTTGATGCTAGTAAGCTTACTGTTAAGTTTGTGGAAGAAGAAACCAACAATGGTGCTAGTTTTTTAAATTTACTAAGTACTAAATATCCTAACTATTTAGCCTTGCAAGTAACAGCAACAGTAAATACATTTAGGAAGAACTTTAATTACTTTATGGAGATAAAAAACAATACTACTGGAAAGCTTTTTTATAGAGATAGACTTTTAGTATTAACAGACAATGATGTGCCTTATAACAATACAGCTATTCATTCTATTGATGCAGGTGAATACGAGCCTTTTACTGGTTCTTCTAGTGATAACGAATATATTATACTAAATGATTAATAAAGACAAACATAATTCGATAAGAGTAGTAAGCTTATCTGGCTACGAGATACCAGAGGTAAAAGAAGTTTACAATAAGAAGTGGATTTCTTACGGAGAGAACAATGACTACTTCGACACGCTTATTGAAAGATACTTAGGCTCACCTACTAACAGTAGATGTATCAACGGTATTGTTGATATGGTATACGGTAGAGGACTAGAAGCTACAGATAGCGCAGAGTTTCCTGAAATGTATGCTAAGTTCAAAGTATTGATTAGACCTAAAGATGTAAAGAGAGTATCTAACGATTACAAGATGTTAGGTCAAGCAGCTATGCAAGTAGTATACAACAAGTCTAAAACCAAAATAATAAAAGTACTACACTTTCCTATGGAGTGCTTACGAGCAGAGAAGTGTGATTCTAAAGGAGTTATTAGAGCTTATTACTACCACCCTAAGTGGTCTGAAATAAAGCCAAGCGATACACCTAAAAGAATCCCTACATTTGGGAATGGTGCAAAGAGTGAAAAATCAGAGCTATATATATTCAAGCCTTACAGAAGTGGCTTTTATTATTATGCTCCTGTTGATTATCATGGATGTTTACAGTATTGTTCTTTAGAAGAAGAAGTAAGTAACTATCACATCAGTAACATAAAGCAAGGATTACAGCCTAGCTTACTAATAAACTTTAATAATGGGATTCCTAATGAGGAAACTCAAGAGATTATTGAAAGAAAAATATATGACAAATTTAGTGGCAGTTCTAATGCAGGCAAATTCATACTGGCATTTAACGAATCTATAGAAACTAAAGCAGACCTAGAACCTATACACTTACCAGATGCTCATGCGCAATATCAGTTCTTATCTGATGAGAGCAGAGAGAAGATTATGTTAGGTCATGGTATTGTATCTCCTATTCTTTTGGGGATAAAAGACAATACAGGGTTTGGGAATAACGCAGAAGAGTTAAGAACTGCTTCTATATTGATGGACAATATTGTTATTAGACCGTTTCAAGAAGGTCTTATAGAAGGTATTAATGACATACTTAACTTTAACAAGATATACTTGAACTTATACTTTGTAACTCTACAACCGATTGAGTTTACAGAGCTAGACAACATCTCTACAAGAGTTAAGAGAGAAGAAGAAACAGGAGAGAAATTAAGCTCAGATGAAGTAACAGACTTTGATGACGAACAAGGAGATGACCTTTTAGAGCAATTAGAGGCTCTAGGAGAGCGCATCTCTGACGATTGGGAGCTTGTACATTCCGAAGAGGTAAAAGACTCGGAAAAGGGCTTTAATTTGGATAATTTAGCAGGTATTAAGTCTGCTCCTAATAAGAAGTCTAAACAGGATAGAGGAATATATAAAGTAAGATATGCTTATATGCCTGTAAGAAAGTCTCCTAATAGTAGAGAGTTTTGTAAAAGAATGGAATTATATACTCAGGACAATATTGTATTTAGAAAAGAAGATATTGGGCTAATGAGTTTTAGAGGAGTAAACAAGAAGCTTGGACACAAAGGTAGAAACTATTCTCTGTTTAAATACAAGGGTGGTAAAAACTGTAAGCATTACTGGGAGTTAAGAGTATATAAAAAGAAAGTATCTGATGATGCAAAGATTAGTGTTAATCAAGCAACAAAGGATGGATTTGTAGAACCTAATAATCCTTCAGAGGTATCTGTTAGACCAGCAGATATGCCGAACTCAGGAGCTTATCCAAATAGTTAAGATTATGGCAAAAGCATTATTTATAACAGTAATAGACTTAAAGAGAAAATCCATAATAGATGGGAACTTAGATGCTGACAAGGTAATTCAGTTTATTGAGGTAGCACAAGACACACACATACAAAACTATTTAGGAACAGATTTGTATAATAAACTACAAACACTAATAACAACAGGTAACGATATAAACAATCCTGCTAACGCACATTACAAATCATTATTAACAACTTATATAAAGCCAATGTTAATATGGTTTACACAAAGTAATTATCTTCCGTTTGCTATGTATCAAATAGGTAATGGAGGAGTATTTAAACATAGAAGTGAGAACTCTGATTCTGTAACACAAGAAGAGGTTGCAATGCTGATAAACAAGGTTTCAGAAACAGCAGAGTTTTATACTAGAAGGTTTATTGATTACATGACTTATAACTCGACATTATATCCAGAATATAATTCTAACTCTAATGAAGATATGTACCCTGACAAGGATGTTAATTTTCATAGCTGGGTATTGTAATTATAAGTATGTATAAACCGAAAAAGATTAATGTTGAGAAACTAAAACAATATTTAAAACGACAAGAAAAAGATGGCGAATACAATAAATTGGGGCAAATCATACAGCGAGAGTTATTGGGGCAACGCAACAACAACCAATAGTTGGGGAGATGATTATATAGTAGAGTATTTGACTTCTGATTTAAACAGAAGAGTGCAGATATACGAGAACAACACAATGACAATACAACTATTAGAGAATATACAATGAGTTTACTACAAAAAGCATCCATAATAACCACACCTACAGCTTATGCTGAGGACTACTTATATTCTATAAAACCTGCTTATGCTTTAGGTGCAGAGCTTGTTACAAATGGTAATTTTTCTGATGGAACAAATAATTGGGCAGGAAACTCTGATACAACTCTATCAGTAAGCAACAAACAATTAGATATACAAAGTGGAGATGGAACTAATGGAGGAGCATATGCTGTTGTCAATTTTATAGCAGGTAAAAAATATCAAATAAAATTAGATGTAATTTCTTGTAATGTTCCTACACAAATTAGAGTGGGTATAAGTAATAGTATATTTTCAGGTTCAGTAACACACGACATTTACAATAGTGGAGATATTGGAATTGGAAGCCATACAAAATTTTATACGGCAGATGCAACTGAAACGTATTTAGCTATTGGAGGTAGAGATGATGTAGATACTTTAGTAATCGACAACGTAAGTGTAAAAGAAGTAACAGATGCCGACTTTGACTTTGACAGAAACTCAACAGGAACAAGAGTAAACGAAGATTATCTTATAGAAGATGTGCCTTATAATTTACTTTCTTATACCGAAGATTTCACACAATGGAGTAATGCAAGAACAACAGATACAGCAAATCAAATTATATCTCCTGATGGTTTAAATAACGGAACTTTACTTGAGCAACAATCAGGTCAAACAAATGCAGGCTCTATATATAAAGCTATAAATACATCAGGCACATATACATTAAGTGTATTTGCAAAAAAGCAAAATAAAAATTTTATTGTTTTGTATGATGCTAATGCTGTAAAAACATATTTCAATTTAAATACAGGTCAAACAGGAACTATTGGAGGAGGCAATACAGCTTCGATTTCTTCAGCAGGAAATGGATGGTACAGATGCTCTACAACTTTTACCGTATCATCAGGAACTGTTATTGCTTTTTATGTAGGAGATAACGATAATTCTTCAACAGTAACAGATAGTGGAGGTGTTTATATATGGGGCGCACAAGTAGTAAAAGGCGACCAACCAAAAGACTATCTAAAAACAACAGACAGATTAGACATACCAAGAATAGATTACACAAACGGAGAGCCGAGTATCTTGCTTGAGCCACAATCTACTAACAAATTATTTGATTCTAATTATCAAGATATTAAAACAAGTGGTGTTGCAGGGTTTTGGCTAAAAGCATCAAGCACAAGTATTACATCCAATAGTGTTGTAGGTGTTTATGGTTTACAATCTGCCGCTACTTTTACTTATAATGGTGGCGCAAGTTCTGAATATTTTTATGGCTATCAAGTACCTGTAACAAGTGGTAATACATATACAGTTAGTGGTTATGTAAAATTAGGTACTGCAAGTAATTTTGTGATAGTTGTTAATAACACATTAGCTTGGAATACTGTATCAGGAGCTAACTATGTAGCTACTAAAGATAATGGGCATAGTATATGGAAAAGATTTACTATAACATTTACTGCGCCTGCATCAAATAAAGTAAACGTACATTTAGGTTATAATCAAGAATCAGGTGTTGCAAATCAAGCAGAGGGGAGTGTATTTTTAGATGCTTTTCAATTAGAGGAATTAGGTTATGCTTCAAGTATAATACCCACCTCAGGAAGTGCAGTTACAAGGTCTAAAGATTCATTACCTAATCCTTTAGGCGCTAATGGTACACCAACAGGAAACAAGGCTGTAATATATTTAGAAATAGCATCAACACCAACAGCTCCACTAACACAAAAGAATTTTGTTGGCTTTGTTAATGGCACAACAAATCAATATGGTCTATATCATTGGGGGTCAGTAGACAATAATAAATTTGGTTTTAATACTTGGAATGGCGATGCTTACGGAA